TCATTAAATGAAACAAAAACAGTAACATTCGTTCCGTTCGTAAAGCAATAGATTCGAACAGGCTCTACATAGGGCGTCCCTAAAGGAGCAAGACTTGCAGTAAGTGCACCAAAATTAGCTGATCGTAAAGGTTCAGCCCATGCTTTTAAACCAAATTTATTCGACATAGTTTTCCTTAAAAATTTATAAAACCTGAAACGCAATATTAATAACATCGGTTACAATCAAATTCCCAACACTTCCATTCAGCAAATCAAAAGAAACCGATCCAGCCGCGACAACGACACCACGAACCGTCATTGCAGCACCACTAGCAGTTGGACTATAAGTTCCTGCTGATATAAGAACTGCGGATGTAATTAAAATGTTGCTATTTGAAATAACGACAGAGATAGCAGTGTTTACTACAGCAGTTTGATTTGTTAAAAGTGTTTTACCAATCATCGCATTGTTCGTTGACGATAATGCGGTCGTGCTTACTGTCCTTGGCTGGAGTGTTATCATGCCTGTGCTATTTGCAGAGATGGAAACAGAGACTCCTGAGCTTAAGCTAGCAGGTCCGCTTGTCGCTATAAGGGCAATATCTTGAGTAGCATTAACAATAAAATCATTAGTGGCATTAACTGAAATATCTCCAGCTGTCGTCAAACTAATATTATTCGTTAAGCATTCTAACAACAATCCTGCATCTCCGGCAACATTTGCAACGCCTACCGATGTAAGTGTTAAAACTCCACCAATTGTTGATGTAAAATTTGTCGCTGGGTTTATAGCAATTGAGGCTCCGGCAGTCAGAGTTATACCACCAAGAGTTGAAACAATATTCAAAGAATTGCTTGCGGTTGAAACATCTGCAAGAATTTTAATTGCATCAGATCCTGAAGCATTTGCAGCTACAAGCACTTGTTTTTGAGCTACGGCTACGATACCACCAGCTGCTGCAACAAGAGCAATGGCTGCTGTAACAGCACCAGTACCTTCTCCAAGATTACTAACGATAGTAACCCGTTCTTGTGATCCAGCATCCGCACCAATAACAATTGAATTTGCGTTATTAGAGGTTGAGACTAACGACATGTTTCCAACACTATTAAGTGAAAGAAGTGCTTGTGATGAGGCGGACCAGTTTCCTGTAGAGTTGATAGTTGTCGTTGTTGCAGAGGTAGAACTTACACTACTAGCAGCAGTAAGTCTAATAGCTCCAGCAGAAGCAGAAAGAACAATTGCATTGGTCGAACTTGAAGTTGACTGTATAAAGATTTCTTTAACGGCAGTTACATCTACACCACCAGCAATTGCAGCGATTACAACAGCAGGATCTCCTCCAGCATGATTCCCCTCACCTTGCTGATTAACAATAAACAAACCTTCACTTGGACCACCATCAGTTTGGATTCTGATTGCAGGGTAGGTATTTGACGTTGACTGAATATCAACAAGAGAGTTGCTATCGACATCAAATTGAGAGGTAAACGTGGCAGCACCAGATACTGATAATGTACCCTGTAGTTCTGTTGCCCCATTAACTAAAAGCTGTCCACCAAGGAGCGTATTACCACTTGGCTCAACAGTTAAAACTGTTCCAGCCCCACCTGTAATGGTAAGAGTAGCAACGCTTGAAGATCCAGACCCTTGAGATGTCCAATTTCCAGCGGATGTTAAAATATAATATGTATTATTGCTCGTGTTTATCCACATAGTACCAAGACGAGCCCGGTCAGTTGAATCTGGATTTCTATCAGCATCTATAAACTGTGGGGGTAGCTTTTGAAGTGGATTATTAAACCCATAGACAAGATTATTTATATTTCTATTAAATGACATGAGTATCCTTAATTAATGCAAGGAAGCACAGACAATGCTGCACTCCCTTTAACGAAAAAGTTATTAACCAAGAACCATGAATGAAATAATAATCGTGTCTGTAGCCCCAAGCCCACCAGCTCCACCATTATTCTTTACCGTGATTGCAGCTGAACCTGCTGCTTGAGTAATGCCTTCTATGCCAAGCAGTGCACCACCAGCAGAAACGTTTGTGTTAGAAACTTGAAACATTACAGCGTTTGTTAACGTGATGTTAGAATTCGTAATTGTTAATACCTGTGAAGCATTTTGTGCAAGAGTTTGGCCAGTCAACGTAACTCTTCCAACCTTTGTATTATTCGTTGCAGCAAATGCAGCCGCTGTTACTGATTGTGCTACAATGCTGATATTGCCTGTATCATTTGAATTCAGAGCTATTCCACCAGTTCCTGAATTCAGTGCTAGTGATGTCGTACCTGTCACATTACCAATAGAAATTGTTCTTGACGATGCCCCAGTACCTAAATTTATTGGAAATGCGTTAGCGCCAACACCAATAGAAACTGCTGCGCCAGTTGAGTCGATCGATATGATTCCAGCTGCATCAAGAACTAAAAGGTCGGTTGATTGTAATGTCAGATCTCCTGTTCCTGCCAGGATAGAAACTGAAGTTGTAGTATTTAAATTACCGATGGTAACAGTTTTGCTAGCCGCACCACTTGCGACGTTTACTGAATTTACCGTAGCATCAGAAGCAATGTTAACTGCGCCTGTACCAGAAAGCATAGAGATTGCAGTGTTTGTTGATGAAATTGCCACTCCACCAGCACCCGCAAGAGTCATTGTCCCAGCAACACCGCTTGCATTAAGAGCGATTGCGCCTGCTGTTGATTCTGTTGCAGTCAATTTAATAGATCCACCAGTTGTAGAAATATTAAGATCTTGTCCAGCGCCTGTCACATCAATTGATGATGCTAAAACTGAGTCGATATTAAATCCACCAGATTGAGAAACAAGAGAAATAGCTGATGCGCTTGTGCTGCTTGTAGCATTGATTAAAATGCCACCAACTGTTGAAGATAAACCAATTGAGTTAGCAGAGGTACCCTGAACCGCTTCAATCAAGATTGTTTCAAGTGTTCCACCATTTGCACTGAAAGATAACGATGGATCTGCGTTTGCTGTTGATGAAAATGAAATAGCATCTGAAGAGATTAAGTCAAAGTCACCATTGGCAATAAGGTTACCATTAACAATTAGATTTCCAGCAAGAACTGAATTACCAGCAACTGAAAGATTCCCGCCAAGGACAGAATTCCCGCCTGTAGCTACCGTAAATACATCGCCTGTCGTACCAGTGACATTAAAGCTTGCTGCTGATGTTGAACCAGCTGATTGCGCAGTCCACACACCAGCAGATGTAATAACGAAATAGGCATTGAGTGCAGTATTAATCCACATTGTGCCAAACTCTGCTTTATCTTTGTCTGTTGGGTTCCTTAATGATCTTATTGGCTCTGGGGAAAGAGACTGTAAAGGATTGCTAAGCCCATATGCTTTATTTCTTGTTTTGTTTACCGACATAATAACTCCGTTTGAAATGAGAATGAATATATAATGGCGACTTTAAACAAACAATTCATACTGGGATAGCTTGATTAAAAAATAAATGTACACATTTTGCGTAACTATTAGAATTAAAGAGGATGTTATGAATAAAAGACTTTCTTGTAATATACCTAAAATGTTATATGACAAACTTAAAAGAAGAGCAAAAAGTAAAAATATAACCATAACGCGATATGTTACAAGAGCTTTGTTGCGCTACATCATAAAAGAAGATAGTTATGAAATATAATAAAATGCGCATTGCGCCATAAAGAGGATAACGTATGAGAAATATACTAGAAGCAGTAAATAAAAATGATTTGAAACTTTTACTACAAGACAAGTTAGACTGCACTGGACCTCAAGCACTTGATATCATCAATGCATTTCAGGACATAATACTAGAACAGATTCAGAATGAAAAGTCTGTTCACTTAGGTAAAATTGGAAAGATTTTCTTAAAGCATAAAGCTCAACGTATGGGAATGAATCCTAAAATGAATGAGCCAATGGTAATAATCGCTAAGAAAGCTATCGCATTTAAAATGTTTCCAGGCGTTAATAAGCTTTTAAACAAAAAACCTGAGTAATAAAGAAGGGCTCTGTGTAGAGCCCTTCTTCTTAATATCATACTACTAAAATAAAATCGTTAAGAGATCTCAACTGAGTGTGGATTCATGATTTTTTTAGTATCCATACAACCAATTTTATCAAGCCTATTTTCATTGTTTTTAATATATAAACATGTGTAGTCAGACCAGTTTTGCTGAATTGCACCATCAACTGGAAACTTAACATATTTATTCGTTACGCCTGCATCAGTCACTAATCTATACGTGCCTGCATCAACCTTATGCATCTTAAATTGCTCTATATCTAAATTAAGATGAGGAATAGACGCGTCATGCGTATTAGCAGTCCACAACTTAAACTTTGTTCTCATAGCATTAAGACTACAAGATCCAAACAAAGCGACAATAAGTAATAATTTTTTCATAACTACTTTCTTGGCGATGGCGGTGGAGTATCTTTTACAGGACAATCATCAAGATGAGAAAACATATCCCTATCAAGAGCAAACTCATGATATTGCTTAAGCTTTTCATCTTTATATGCCTTTTCAAAAGACCGAGCCCTTTGTTTGGTAATTAAAGACCGTTCTAACATACGACATGTCTCTTCAATATTATTATCATTTTGAGCAAAACTTGTTAAACAAAGACCTGTTGTTAAACAGACACCAAGCAAACAAACCGAAACTAATTTCTTCATACAAACTTTCATATTAGGTAGAAATATAAACACATATATAAGTGTACACTAAATCCGTAAAATGTCACATTAATTTACATAATTGTTTGTAAAGTGTTAATAAAGCTTATGTAAATGTGTGCTAATTGTCGTTAATAAGTGTTCGTATTCGTGCTATTGGGATCTATCTATTTCTATTTCCTGCAGCTGCTAAAACTTCTTGGTAGAGCTTTGCTTTAAGTTCATCCGTGAGTCCATTTGCGTAGATATTTGCTTGTGATATTGCGCTTGATCCTGATTGTGGAGCAGCAAGTGAAGCACTGCGTGGCTTTTGGAAGTTTTTATTCATCATTTCTTTTTCTGGATTATGAACAGGTTCTTGATGAATGCCATATTGTTTGATCATTTGATAGGCGATTGATCCCTGTTTGTATAAGTCAGGAGTAGAAAGAATAACATCAGCAAGATCTGGGTTAATGTTTCTTAGTTGGGTAAGGTTTTTAGATGAAAGAACTTTATCAAAGTCAGGATATTCTGATTTAAGTTTCATTTCTATAGTATCTGAATTTGTTTTTTGCTTGTATGAATACAATTCTTTTTCAAGCTCTCTTTGTTTCTTTAGGTACTGCTTGAAGTGCTTTCCCTCAACAAGAGAATCTTCTTCTAACCCGATGCTTGCTAGATAATCTTCTTCTGCAGGCTCAACTTTATTGACTCTAGGCTGCTCAGATTGTTTATGGGCAAGTACATACTCTAAGAGTTTATCACGTTCTTTTTCAGCGCGTTCAGCACGTTCAGCACGTTCTCTTAAGTTTCTGATGTTATCTTGATTAGAGTTTTTAAATTTAGCTTCTACTTGAGGTTGTTCTTGTTCTAAAGCAGTCTCTTCAGGAAGATCTTCGTTTTCGTGTTCAGAGCTTTCTTCATATTCTTGTTCTTGCACTGGAGATTGTTCAATGTTTTCAGTTTGTAATACGTCTGTAATATTTTCTAGGTTCATAGTATCTCTCCATTTAAAATTAGGCATCTTCTTAATAGTGTTCCATCTGAAAAATCTAAAACGTTCTGTAATAGTTCTCTATATTGCTTTGGCACCTGCAAGGCATTGATTCTAAAGTCGTCGTATACTGTTTTGTTGGGTACTACCCAGAGGAATTCAGTGATAGCGTCATTTCTATGGTACTTATAGACTGAGCTATCAAATGTTGGAGTAGGACAACTTTGCTTGGTAACAAAATAGTTTCTTAAAACGTTTTTCATTAAAGGTTCTTTTTTGGTGATAACTTCAATATAAAAGTCTTTTGCATAAAGACTCTTGCCTCGCTCTATAGCTTCAAGTATATTCTTATCAAAGTCTTTAAGCATCTCTTTGCCTTGTTCCTGGGCAGTGTGATCTAAAGTCTCTGATTCTTTTAATGCAATATCTTGAGAGATTTTACCAACGGTATCTCTTGTTTCCACAATCCCTCCTTTATTAAAAACACTCCGCACCAGGCAAAAGTCTGAAGCGGAGTGAAAAAAAAATCCTGAAAAACAGACGCATATCAATGTAATTAATATTCATATAGTACGTTAGTCAGATTTATACTACTATTTCTTCTTATTTTTACCAGCTTTAGATGCACATGAGCTTTTTTCTTTACCAGCTTTGATCTCTTTCTTTACTTGAGAGCGAGCTGCCTTTTTAAGAACTTTTGCATCATCTTCAATATCAGACTTTTTATTCTTAATCACCTTAGAAAGATCATTATGAACTTTTTCATCAGATTTTTCACTAGTCTTTAACTGCTTGTAAACTTTTTTTTCAAGTTTAGTTGCAGACTTATCTTTGCTTTTATGTTTTGGCATAACGTTCCTAATAAGCGTCTTCAAGGCGTTCTGTATATCTATTAGCATTAAAGATTTTGTTAATCTCTTGAGTTGGTAGATTAGCCACCCCACTCTTGTCTTCACGAAGCATACTGCCGTCAGCATATTGTTGAACAAGGTAGCCCTTCGTGTTATTCATAGCGTAGAAAAAATCATTACTCATACTGACATCAACAACTACCGTATCTTTTTTCTTTTTCATAATATCCCTTTTATGATGGAGGATGAGTTACCCCACCCCCCACGAACTACCTGGTTCAAGTTTACCTAGCCATAGTTTCTTGTTGCATAATTGACTTGTTGATTTCAACTTCTTTTGGAGTCGGCTTAAACTTTAAGTTAGGCGGAGTACCAATGATATTGAAAGCAATTTTTGTAGCCTTTTTATTCCAACGAGGAGCACATGGCATGATTAGTACTTTCTTTTGCTAAGATTCTTTTTCAAAGCCTGTTGGTCACCTCTCATTTGCTCATCAATTCCTGCCAAGTCATCGTAAACATGACCCATAACACCTTCAAAAGGTTTTGGATAAGCCTTGTAAACAACTTCCTGTGGCATATTTGCTACATTGTTTTTATTTTCAGAAACCATTCCGCCTTTTTTTGAACTTTTTGCCATTTTCATGACCTTTCTTTTATAGTAACTGCAGGTAAGTGCAAGGATTTCGCCTCTAACTATTATATATATCTGGCATAGAGTAACTGACAACACTAGGTGTATCAATATAATTTTGTAAACACTCTTACGCAATAGGTTGTTGCTCTACGGGTTGCTGCGCAATAGGTTGCTGCGCAATAGGTTGCTCTACGGGTAAAGAATATTGGTTTTCATCTGTTACCATTCTTGACATAGCGATTAATCGGCTCAGATGATCTATATCTAAACTATCAAGCTCTTTTAAAGTCTTAGCACGATCTAATTCAGCAGCAGCCATATCTTTTTGATACTCTCCAATACGTTCATAGGCAAGCGATCTATTTTCAGGAATTCTACTCATTCTTTCTTCGCCAAGACCTATATCTGCTGTTGCACGAGCTTTGGCAAGATCGATCTGAGCCTGCTGTAATTGCATCTCCATTTCAGCTTGTTTTTGTTTAAGCTCCATTTGAGCCTGTTCAGCTTTTTCAATATTCTCAATAATACGATCTTTGTTTTGGAATGTAGCTGCCTCTAAAAGATCTGCTGGCGAAATAGGAACGCCAATCTCTCTAAGATTAAGCATTTGAGCAAATTGCATCTGTCTTTGCGTCGTTGTATTTAATCCATCCTCAACCATTGCACTATAAGTACCAAAAGCCTTATTGTAAAATTGCTCAGTCGGCTCTTGACCGCCCAAGATCTTCTTAACTTTACCCGGAGTAAAGTTTGCCTGGATAAGCTTAATAAACACATTGCCTAAAATGCGTTGAGATCTATCAAGTTGATCGAAAAGCAGCTGAAGTGTTGTCAGGCCAGCACCTTGTCTTAGCGAGGCTAATATGCCAGATTTGGAGTCATCTGCACTTCCCAAAAGTTCTTCATTCACGCCAGAGATTTTATTAATTTCATCACCAAGAGAGCGAGATATTTCTAATGTTGTTGCTGGAATGGCTGGTGATTGAATCTGGACTATATCGGTCATCGCGGAATCTGCTTTTAATGCAAGACCTTTACCTTGTCCTGAAAGAAAAATATCCTTAGGATTAACTAATGAATTTTCTTTATAGATATAGCCTGAGTTGATTTGTGACGCCAGAATATCTAATTCAATATTTTTTCTAAGATTAAATAGGTACTGTGCATCAACACACATAGATACAACTGATTGTAAACGGTCAGGATAGTACGGAATCTGAGGTGCATAGTAAGCAAAGACTGGTACAAAAGGATATTCATCAATCCCAAGTGGGTTTGCTCCATCATAAAACACCTCACCTTGAATGGTGATACACAGATTAACAGTCGGGATTTCTTGATCGATTAAAGATACTTCTGGATATCTTGATAAGTAAAGATCTAACGCCTGCTTGTCATCTGACTTCCACTCCATAGTTTCACCTGTCTGTGAATCAACAAGCATCTTTTGAGTTCTATATGAACGATAATAAAACTCATCATACTTCAAAAGATTCTTTGTGGAGTATCCATAACTCTCTGGCATAAACTGAAACTTATTATCTTGAGCACCGCCTGTTGCATTTCCTGGTAACGCCATAATTTCTTCAGCCCTATCAGGCATCAGTGAGATACATTCTCTTTTACTTAAAAATGATCGTTTCCATAAATAACGACAATCGGTCAGGTCTGGTTTCTTAAAGTAAGGATCGATAATGAATGTATTATATGCACAATTATCTACCTTAATGTTACCTGAAACCGGATCTTCTCGGTAGTCCATGTATACCTGGAGCATATTCATTCCAGCAACTAATGCGCCTTCAAAAGCCTCTGAAATTGTTTCAAGTACACTTTCTTTATTAACAGCCCACATTATAACTTTTGTAAACTGATCTGCTGTTTTTGAATCTGCATTTTCAACCCCAACTACAACGATAGATTTTCGAGTTCTTCGTTGATGTCCGGTGATCATATTAACAGTAGGGCGAAGCCGATTGAAAGACAACTGGCGGCGCCTGCCAAGAGGAACAGATCCATAAACATCTGACCAGACAGTTTGGTCATTGGATATGAATCTCCAACAAAGATCTCCTTGCGACCAGGCTGCTTGATTAATTGAGATGGCTTCAATGTATGATGCCTCCATAAACGATAATATCTCTCTGTGATCTTCATCGAGACGCTGGGGTGATAATGATTGAAACATGCTTAATTCCTTTATATCAATAAGTTAAATAATGAGTGCGCTCAAATATTTTAACTGCATCATATAAGATTATGTTAACTGTTTATATCAAATATTAGTTAAAAGCCTAAATCAACACCGAGTCGATCTTTATATACTTGAACACTAAACTCATGCATCTTTAACTTAAACTTTCTCATCAACATTACACATGCCTGAAAGTCATCTATCTTTTCGATCTTCTTAACGAAGTCAGTGACATTAAACTTCCCACAGTTATCACACTCAAATGAATATGTCGGACTACTTCGATAAGATTGTTTAAATCTCTGAGGCGACTTCCAGATCTTCAATGGAATCATATTTTGAATATCTTCATCTTTATGAAATAAGCATTGAGCAACCATATATCTTTGAGTATTAAACATGCCATCTATATACAATTGAGCAATTAATCTGTTGTCCATATTTCTCATAGCCCAATCTATTAGTTTTTGCTTTAACTCTTTATCTTCTTTAGGAATAATAAACATTAAAATCCACGGCTATTACTCTGAAAGAATCCACTTGCTGAACCCATGCCATCATTATCGTATCCTGTTAAAGCCTCTTGATATCGTCTATCTAATTCTTCAGCAGATGTCTTGCTATCTTTATAACGGCTAAAGCTTAAACAAAGATATCGCATCGCGTCAGCGTAATGCGAGTGTTTATCGTGTATTGCTTTATCTTTATATCGTTGCAACTTTTCATCCCATTCTTTTCTATATGAAGTCATAGATCTAATAAAATCTTTACATGAGTCTTCATTGAAATACATGTTAATCATCGAAGATCTTACGTTCTCAATACCATCTATAATGGATACTGCTGGCAATCCAGATTTGATTCCACTATCTCTTGTTTCGAATTTAATACCTAACTCACGTGCCTTTTCAAGCCGCGTTACTCCTGTAGAGATTTCACGGACTGAAATATCATGTGGCGCCCAATGCCTTGAGTACTGATATGGCTTAGAAAATATAAGTTTTGCATAGTATTCAAAGCCTTCACCATTCTTCTGGAAGGAATCAATGATATAGGTCTTACCATTTATGCGCTGAAACCATAAAATACAACAATTATCAGATATTCCTAAATCCCATGCAGTCTCCACCTGATGGTTTGGGTTCCAAGGAAAGAAACCAATACGTCCTTGTAAGTACATCAAATCTACATAAGCACTATAATACGATCCAGCCAATCCTTGAGAGAAGTCGCATCGGTATTCCTGTTCTGCAAGGTCTTGAGATATCTCTCCAGAATCAATTTCTTTTTGTATAACATCCCATGAAATATGTTTTGTATCATCAATAGTAAGCTTTTGACAGAACCAGTCAGGTGACTTACTAGCGATGTTAAATAAATCGAAGAGGTGGTTACGTCCACGTGGTGTTGAAAGGACCATCAACGTTCCATTATTTTGGTTCAAAATCGGACGAATGTATTTGTACACATTTGGATCCGCCAAAGCATATTCTGATAGCACAATAAATCTAAAGTTTGATCCAATAAGAGAGCGGTCGTAGTTATCACTACCAAGCAATTGTATAACGCTATTATTAACAAGAACTATACGTAACTCTTGATTGTTTATAGATCTGATAAGCTCTTTAGGAATATAATCAATAAAACGAGTTCCATCAGAAGCGATGGAGTTCATTATCACAGACTTACATTGTGAGTACGTGGGTAATGCATACGCATAACATCCAACTACAGTTACAGCCTCTCGAATCATTAGATTCCAAGCGCAAAGATCTTTCCCGATCGTCTTGGCCACACCGCAAGAACTTTCTTATATCCTTTGTTGACTACAGCATCACACAACGCCATCTGGTAAGGCCTTGGTTTAAATTTATCAAGCTTTACTATTTTAGCTTCACTCATTTATAATCCTTCCTATATTTTAAATAAAGATGTTTTTAAAATTTATGATAGGAACACCTACCGTTTGTGATAGGAACACCCTGTTTGTCCATAATATTTACTGAGTCTGATTGAAAAGATTATGAGTCTTCCTTCTCACCTCTTTCATTTTCTTCCTCAACTTCACAACCTCTTTAATTAGGTCGATCAAATTAGTCTGCTTAAACTCATCAAGAGGCTTGTTATTTACTTGATCTGCAGGGCAAGGATACACAGGCAACGGCTTGGTCTTATTGTTCACTATAGACTCTCCGCTTCTTTTTCTAAAGTATCTAAAACAGATTGACCGCTTGCAGGAGATTCAGCAACTTTATCTGCATCAGATGCAAATTTAATATCCAGATCTTTACCACAAACAGGATAACGTTCTTTAGCTTGTTTAAGTGCTGCGTCCATGATACACCATCTAATCTGAGAGGATTCACTTGAAGCATGAACAATATTCAATAGCGGGCAAATTTCACACAGCCCTATTGCCTTTGGTGTCTCCACTTTTTCTTCAACACCATTTCTTACCACTTTATACTCTTCCACGAGATCCCCTTTATTTATACACGTAACATAATAAGTAAAAAAATATCATAATCATTTTCTTGAAGAGGAAACAAAAGATCAGAGAACTCTTTTAACAAGTGATCATTCTTCTTATAGTTCAACCTCAGACTCCTTTTTTTAGATATGATATCATTAATATATGTTACTGAAGACATATCCCTACAAGGCAAAGCAATCACAAGACTTCTTACTGTCTCTTGTATAAAGTTAATATCCTCTGGTTTTAAAGTACTAATTTTTTTATCATTCATATTTTTCTTCCAGTCGTTTCTTTTCTTTCTTTAACGTGCTAGCCGCTATATAGTCACCAGCGCCTGATTTCATCTTAAGTCTTGTGTTTCTACGTACTCTCATTGCAACTTGAGCTGGAGTCGGTTTTTCTTCTTCTTCTTCATCCTGATCATTAGAAGAATACAGCTGCTCTACAGAATCCTGAAAGGGGATATGTTCAACAACAACTTTAATGTCAGCATTTTGAGAGAACTCTTCCTTCATTCGAGCAATTGCAAGCATTTCATCCCTGAAAACTTGGTCATAACTACCCAACGTCCACCCTACGACCTTTTCGCTGTACTTACGCGTCAGTGCGCCATGTTCTCTCTTTGATCCAATTCTACGAAGTGCGAATTCGTGTGCTAGCTGCATAGCCGGAAATCGCTTAATCCACGTGTAATAGACTTGAGGTGCATAACCTTGAGAGTCGGTATAATCTACAATGCGAAGTGAGTCCTCAAGAACCGCCCAGTCCATTATTTTCTGTGCTTCATTTTCCACAAAACGAGCTGTTACTGGTGACATTTGACGAGTATGTAAATTATAATATTCACCTAAGAACAAGAGTTTTACCACGTTGCTATCAGAACTATTAAGCAAACTCACCTTTTTCTTTACTTGTCCTTCATCCGTTTTAAGCTGAAGGGTTTTATCTTGCTGAGTTTTTTTCTGAGCAGTTTTAACTCGTGGCGCATTAGACATAAGCAACTCCTTTTTTAGGAAAAATTAAGATAAGGCTAATCTACATCTATTACATACAACGTAAAGCGTAATTACATACATTTATAAAAACTGGATTATGAGGAATAAACTCTTTAATCCATAACGTAAAACGTAATTATATACACCTACAAAAACTGGATTGAGAGGAATAAGCACATTAAGCCATATTGAAATAAGTATCCCTACCCGCAAATTAAATATTTTCTTATTGATGGTTTTGATTAAATGCCTAAGAAAACTGTAATACATTCGGTCAGAAATAGTATCAGGAATCACAATACTAAGGTATTGATAGGGATATTTACCACCAGTCAAAGTACCAATATATTTACGAAATGTATCTTTTTCAGTTCTATTTCTTTTCATTATAAATAACCAATAATTCGAGCAAAAAGAACTACAATGTTAAGGAATGATGAAACAAGTAAGCATATCTGTAACGTAGTAATATCTCTCTGGATATCACAGATTAATTTATGAAGATTGTACTGTTGCTCATTGTTAAAAGCGATATCTTCATCTGAAAGCTCTTGCTCACGATCTGTATCAATAGGCAATCTACCAATGTGTGAACGCAATGCATCTTTATCAGCTTTATTTCTTTTCATGGGTTCTGCCTTATAATTATTGTATATTTGCATTTATCTATTTAATCTATTGGTTATCAGACGTTTGGCTCTATCAGTCCCTTTATAATAAACGAATTGAGAATATAGTCTTTGCTATGTTTCCATAAATCTTTTTAGCATTAACAGAAGCTACAAGATTGTCATTTGAGAAGCATAGCCCTTGAATGGAATCAAGAAGCATTTTAAGGAGGTTATCGATATCAGATGGTATTGATCGTGGACAACTCTTTAACTCACGTTTTTTAGCAGCAGAATAACTAGAAGGGATCGTAAATATAAATATCACATCAATATGCACCGGATCCATAAACAGTGGTAATTTGAGTTCTAACCATTGTTTCTTAACCTGGAGATACATTGACAGCTTTTCACTCTTTTGTGAGTCGTAGCAGTGACCTTGCGCTATTCTTGTACGCTTAAGAGCTACAGGCTTGCCAAGTATAGAGACTTCATGCCTACCAAGCGTCACTGATTCCATTGCAATCCTTCTGGTTATGGTTTATTAAACAATTTACCTGACATTTATTTGCATTATACGAAGTAGTCCAACAGCCTTTAAGTTTAGATGTAAATTTATTAATAAGAAACTGAAAGTAGGGTCTGCTGCCAGGATTCACTTTCCCAATACTATCTTCAAGCAGAGTAATTCTATCCTGAATGCTTGGTAGCTTACATGCTTTCTCTACAAGCTCACACTGGTCTTTAACAGATAAACAGTTTGTGTATGCATAGATAACCTTTTCCTCTTTCTTCTTGCTGTATCTTTGGTCCATTACTATCTCCTTTTTTTATAACCTTAAACCTTAATCAAGTTAACAAGCAGGAACAAGCGATAAGAAATATAAATGATCTTGTTCTCTTTTGTCTTCTCCTGGCTTCATGAGTCTTTTATACTTCAACGTATCTTCCTGGCTAGGTGGTTGATATACTTCTTCCTTCACTTCCATCTTGTTTTTAACCTCAAAGTTACTATTTTTATATGTATTTAAGTATTTCTTTTTATCTTTAGATAATCGTGCCGTATTTTTAGTAAAAACATGTACCAAACCGCCTACTACTGAACCTAGCATCTTCTTGGCTCTTGCCACACATGACCTTAAAGCCCAATAAGCATTCTTTAAAGAGTATCGTAAACCAAAAACAAACTGAGGCTCACAAAGTCTTGAACCCAAAGAGTACAAGCATGTTCGATTAGCGCCACGATATATCTTTTTCAATAGACCCATCTCAACAAATAGTTTAATGGCATTAAGAGCGGTATCATGATGAACCCCTGCACGCCTTGCAATTGTCTCTTGCTTTAGATAGCAAGATACGTTTGATCCAATAGATTGCACGATAGTAGTAAGAATTCTTTTACGCCCTTTAGTAAAATATAGATCCTTGATTTTATCTTGTGGATCGTTGTATCCAGGTAGAAAACCATGAAGCCAATAAAGTATCTTTAAAGATTCTTCTGAAATCGCTTGATTATTTCTAACAGAATTGTTAGAGTAGTTATAAGAAGAAATGAAACACCTGGCTTTCGTTCGGTTTTAGAAAATTTAATAGATTTTCTTTACTGAGAACATGAAATACCTGGCTTTCGTTCGGTTCTGGAAAACTTAATAGGTTTTCTTTACTGAAGAAATGAA